CTATTAAGTGTAAAAGGCTTTGGTCCGTTGATTTTGACCGCGGTTCGTTTATTAGACGAACTCATACTCTGACTCAATATTTTTTTTCTTCATACTGCTGGAAATAAAAACCCACGTCCCATAAAATTCTATAAAGACTAAACCATTTCCACGCACCGTCGGACGAATGTAGGGAGCACGCACTGAATAGCATACCATGCGGACCGTACGAACGAACTGGCACCGATAAAGTACAATTTATTGAGCAGGTTCTGATCGCGCGTGTGTTCGTGAAGTGCCCATATAATCTTGACGAGACCGATGATATCAACCTGGGTGAGGTCAACTCGTGACACGTCGATGTACGCGTTCACGGGCTGAGCGATGCTTTCTATGACGTCCCGAACCTGTTCGAAATTGACGGGTTGGGACTGAATGTACATGTCCGTGTCGACAATCACACTGTCGTCGTAGACGTACATCCACATTGGATTGGATGGAGAATTTTTAATTGGCAAACCCCTGCAGCAAACGAACCAGGTTACGGTTTTTAGCCACTCGTTTGGCGGCGATGGCTCTGAACCCACTCGCACGGTGCGGTGCGACTGCTATTAAAGAAACCTTCCCATTCGGACCCACGACGTAACGGGCGGCTTTATTTTGTCTCCGTCGCTCGAGGAATCCTCTGACGTACGCCTGTACTTTCGTCGCTCGTCGGTGTTGGCGTCGCAGGCGTCGGGCTTCATTCATTTGTCTGAGTCTGTTATTATCCTTTTTGACTTCGGCTCGAATAGCATTCAGACCCTTGAGGATGGTGTTGTAATTCTTTTTGTTATTTTCGCTCAATGAGTTTCTGTTCAATTGGCGAGGAAGGTTGTTGATATATTTCTGGTAAGGTCGACCATTCGTCGCCAACGAATTGACGAGTCTCATGGTGTGTATCAGAAACCTGTTACTCATTACTATGTATCAATATTTTTTACGCACCTCCACGTAGACGAAGGACGAGGTGCAGCGTCGATTCTTTCTGGATGTTGTAGTCGGCCATCGTACGATCATCCTCGAGCTGCTTGCCGGCAAAGATGAGTCGCTGCTGATCCGGTGGCACGCCTTCCTTTTGAAGGATCTTATCCTTGACACTGGCAATAGTGTCAGAACTCTCTACTTCAATGGTTATGGTTTTCCCTGTAAGAGTTTTAATGAAGATTTGCATTTTATCTTACTAACCAACGAGACAATTTTTTAACCTTCTTTGTCCTGAATCTTGGACTTGATGTTCGCGATGGTATCAGAGCTCTCAACCTCGAGGGTGATGGTCTTTCCAGTCAGGGTCTTGACGAAGATCTGCATCTTTTATTGGGTAAAGAGACATTTTTTTAAACCGATGCGTTCGCTGCACGCATTTGCAATTCTGTACAGCTCCGTGACGTTTGATTCGTTAATCTCATCGAGGTGAACGTCTGTCACGACCGCAATCAGAATGTGGTATTTTTCGTAAAAATTTGTAGCGGACCACACTCCACCCCACGGACGTTCAGTCTGTGGGTTGAATGTGTGCCTAAAGTCCCTCAGAAACCCTGAAAATATCTCCATACACGTGCATATGTATTTCTGCAGATATTTTTTTAAACTCGTACATCAATCGATTTCGACACGCGAGGTATGCCGGATCTGAAATTGCCCGACGCCAATTCCTCTGAATCAGGTGCGCGTAATGATCCGCCATGAGCATCTCGCGCTTCAGACTTTCGTACACAGTCAGCCGAATGACGTTGGTTGTGTTTTCGACGACGCGGTCGATGTGTTCGAAAGGATCGCGCGGGAACGGCACATTCATAGACGACCAGACGACGTGGCAAAGCGAGTTTCGGCAATACTGTAGGATGGGAACTATATCTGTATACGCGTATTTACGAACCCACGGCGCGAAAACATCACGGATCGTTGCATCGATGTTTTCATTGTCGCTCGAATCGAGCCGGTCCATCGCCTCCCATTTTCCCATGTCGGTATGAATGGTCAATTGGAACGTGAGCTCGTCGGATAAACCCCCGATGAGTTCATCCATGGATTTATTTTGTCCGCACCTCTTAAATGGCAGGTCTCACCGGTACCCAGGCACTTTTGCTCGTTCTCATTATCCTCATGTTTTTCCTGGTTTTCATACGTTCAGCGCGTCGCCCGGAGGACCCATGGCGTCCTCGCCCCGGGTGGTGGCCGGAACGCCGCGCCCGCCGCGAGGATGAGGAGCGTCGCTAAAGTCCTTTCCGCCGCAGGTGGAAAGTCCGCTGTGTATTCAAGCAATCGGTGCACACACCTTGTCGAGAGGTGGGTCGTCGATCCGAAGTTCCTTGGGCACTTTCGACGGCCAAATGTATCCCCATTCTGCGTAATCACCAACGTCGAACGAATAGTACGTCGGCATTTTTCTGTTGAGTGATGCCCGATGAGACATCATCAACGGTTCCCAACCCCACCACCACGGCGGGCGAGGTGACCGACACACCGGGAGTTTTTGCATGGTGTTTTTGTACCCACGGGCTACCCACTCGTCAATCATAGTGTTACAGTACAGAGCCAAAAAGCACGTGTGTCCGGTCCACATGAGAGTCGCGGGGTGTTTCGTCCACCCTTTCGTCATTCCCATGAGGGCTCGCCAGAGCTGATACGCTTCAACGCGTTGTTTCCCTAATCGAAGACGGTCCAAATTTTTAGCACATTCTGTAACCGAACTAGAAGTAATGAAAGTATTAACCATTTTAACTTGTTTCGTTAATATCTGACAGAGCTTTGTCAGGGTCATGACCTATTTTTTTGATGTACTCCATCCCACTCTCTCTCGGACACCACACATTTTCTTGAACAAGAATATGGAGAGAGCCCAGAAGGCTTACCGTAATTATAAAAACGCCAACAAAGCGTTTCGCGAGGCATCAGCTCAGTTGAGAAAAATTGGATTCATGTCAGAATTGAAGTACTTTCCAAACATCAGTCCAAGACAGGTACAAAATATGACCATAACATACCAAAAGGCTCACCAGAACATGATCAATGCGTACAAACGTAGAAACGCCGCTCATGCTGTTCTTCGTAATTTGGCATCGCCTCGCCGTCGTTCACCGCTCAAAAGAGCTCACTCGGCGCGCTTTTAAAGAGGTCATGTGTTGAAGACGTAATGACAGCACACGACATTTCCGATTTTATCGATTCGATCAAGGAACACCTGACAGACGCCCAGTACAAAGAGGGTATGGAGATTTGTCAGAGTGTTTTCAAAAAGAAGGCGGCGGCAGCCGCAAAACTGTACCGGATGACATATCTTCGCCCGTATACGTTCGTGGATGACCACTGCGACGACGAAGACTGCGAAGATATGATATTCCGCATCGCATTCAACAAGGTGGTTGCGCTCGTCAAATTGTCCGATGCGCGTGCTGAGCGGATCCGCGCGGACAATATGTTTTACGGATCGGACGAAGACATGAAGCCGTTCATCGATCTCCAGGTTCTGCGTTCGTTCCCATCCGACTTGGCGGATCTCGACTCGGACATTCAGTGGTATGAGTTTCCGGTGATTTCACTGGAACTGGCTGAAGAGGAAGAGGAGTAGCCTTTTTTCTATTGACTCGTTTGTGCTCATCACACACAGGAACTCCTGGAAACACCGCGTCACACATCGCGATTCGTTTTGCCAAATTTATAAAAGTTATAGGGTCATAGGTTCCTTTCATGTAATTGCAGTTTTTACAACACGGGCGACAGTTTTCAACAGTGTAACATACGTTTGAATCGAGGCGGTCGATACCGTTCACGCGAACTTCGAGATCCAGGTGTTTACAGTACACACACGGACTCACGAGCATTTCTTTCGCCTCGTCGTCTGACAGACGCCATTCAATACCACGAACCTGAGCTGCACGTTTCAGAGCATCAAGACGCGGATTTACATTGGTACGGTACCATCTTGCCAAATGCTCTGAATTTTCAGCTCGCCATCGTCGATTAATTTCATTGTTATGTTCTCTGTATTCATCTGGTCTCTCTTCAAGTTGTTTTGCCCGCCAAATTGTGTCATAGCGACCTTCATTTTGGCGCTTATTATGTGCTTCACGGCGTTCAGGTTTATGATCATATTTTTTTCCTTTAGTACGGCATTTATTACACGTTGAACATTCAATTCCTTTTTCATTTATAAAATGTTCTAAAGGTTGTGGAGCTCGTGTGCAATTCGTACATTTTTTAAGGTCTGCCATACCTACTATATAGTAGGGATATTTCTTTAAGCCCCAAGAACCTGGAACGTTCTTGGGGCCGAAGCCCTCTTTTTGATTTTTTAATTTTAAATCCGACCATATAAATATTATATGGTAGGGCTCAGTTACTGAACGCCAATCCACCCATGCCAGACTGGATACGCAGGATGTTGTAGTTCACTGCGAACAGCTTCTGCAGGGTTGCCTGGTTGTTGGACTTCATCTGCACGGACACCTGGGCGTTGTCAATGCGAGAGAAGTTGCAGGTGCCGGTCGGCTGGTGCTCCTCCGGCTGCAGAGCGAAGGAGTACACGTAGATGCCGGGGTAGGGGGTGCCGGTGTGGTGGTAGAACGGCTGGACCTGGTTGAAGTAGTTGCCGTACTGCTCCTTGAAGCGGTCCTGGCCGTTGAGGATCACCTTGAACAGGTGCAGAGGACCCACCTCCACGCCTGGGCCGGCGCCACCCAGCAGCTGGGTGCCCTGCTCGACCCAGTAGGCGTTGCCGGTGAAGCCAGCGCCGGCGCCCAGACCCAGTGAAGCACCAGTGACACCGACGGTGCTCACCAGCTGGGGCACACCGGTCGTGTTGGGCAGCACGTAGTTGTTGGAGGCCTGCAGGGTCAGCACGTTGGACGTCACGTTCACGTTGCCAGTGGCCGTGCAGAAGTTCCACATGGCGTTCAGCTGAGCCGTGGCACTGGCGTTGGGGTTGGTGTAGCACCACACCAGCTCCTTCACCGGGTGGTTGAAGGACAGACGCACCAGCTGCACGGAGCCCTCAGTGCCGGTGGTAGACAGCTGGTCACCGCCGGTGTGCTGCACCTGCTCGATCAGGTACTCGTGGCCCTTCTGGGCGAAGCGGCGGCGCTCCTCAGTGTCCAGGTACACGTAGTTGGCCCACACCTCGAAGGCGTTGGTCGTGCCGAAGTAGCTGGCGTAGTAGGCGGTCAGGTCGAAGTCCAGGCGCACCTCGTGGTACTGCAGGGCGATCAGGGGCAGGTACAGGCCGGGGTTGCGGTTGAAGAAGAACAGCAGGGGCAGGTACACCTTGGATGGGGACAGGGCAGACGTGCTAGTCGCAGTGGGGTTGGCTGCGGTCGTCATCTTGCCCCAGGCGTACTTGTCGGACTCGTTCAGGAACACCTCGGCGTACAGGCGCCACCAGGTCTGGTAGTGCTTGTCGATGCGCTGGCCACCGATGGTCAGCTCAACGGCGGCAATGGCACGCTCAGCCACCCAGTTGGTGTCGAAGACGGAGTTGTTGGAGGTCAGCACGTTGGACGTGGGGGTCAGAGCCACGTGCATGTTGCCGACCAGGTCGCCGTTGCGGGCAATCGTGACGGACACACGGCCGCTGCTGGAGGGCGAGCCGTTGGTCGTCTGCTGGATCAGCTCCATCGCAAAGTTGGTGTGACGCTTGTACACAGCCTGGAAGAAAGTCACCTTGGGGTTACCGGTCAGGTAAACATCCTGGGCACCGTAAGCTACGAGCTGCATAAGTCCTCCTGCCATGGTCGCGTTTGTACTCTTAGCCAAGAAAATAATTTTGGACGCAGGGCGGACCTAAGGCGCGCCTCAAGGCCTAAACATTTATGTCACTGTACTATAAATGGCTGACCACGATGAGAACCCCGATATTGACCTGGATGCTGAGGGCGAGGATGAGTTTGACGAGATGATGGACCCGATGGAGGCGCTCGCCAACTTCCTGACGACCGACGACGGCGAGACCATCGCCACCTCCCTGGCTGGCCTGAAGGATGCGACCGAGGCTATCGTCAAGCAGCTGGAGAAGCAGAACCTTATCCTGGTGAAGCTGCTGTCGGCTGTCGGCAACATGAAGGGCTGCGACTGCAAAGTGCAGCCACATCACATTGCCGCGCCTGCATAAATTTCTGAGTACTTAGTACATGGTGGCAACACTGAACAACACCATGACCAAATGGAGAGCGGTCCATGCCGCTCTTCAGCGCGCAGGTAGAGGAAAGCTGAGACGTACGAACGAAGTCAAGAAACACAATGCGCCCACCTATAACCAGGTGTACACCCACTTTAACAATGCGTTCAGCAATGACAACCAGAACCTGACTCGCGGTGGTTCCTGGGTACACGGCGTCCGTGTGTATTTTGAATGGAATCCGAACAAACGCCAGAACATCATCAACGCGTACAACAAACTCAATAACATGGCCAGAGAACTGGCTGCAATCAGACGTAAGGCTGTCGCGGCGACCGTTCTTCAGAGACGCTGGCGTGCGGCACGTCCTGGGATCATGAACAGACGCAAGGCGGCAGCTCTGCTTACGCTGCGCGCTCTTCCTGGTGTTCCGAACACCCGGCGCGTCACGTTCGAGAAGGCGTTTCCTAGACGTGTTTACGGACCTGTCAATGAACTGACGTATCTGAGAAGTCACAACAAGTATCCTAGGTACTGAAATGGCTCCGCCCGGGGTCATGTCCCCTTAAAAAAATATAACGCTCTTGTACTATGATGGTCCCGGCTGACGTGCACACACTCGACCGGGACCAACCAGCAGAACATGCGCACGAAATTCGCATGGAAGTCATGCGTTCTGAGGTGTCAAGTCTCATCCCAGAACGTCTCGAACATTTTATCGGTCAACTCGAGGAAAAGATGGGTCTCACCTGTAAAGGTGACCGGTTTGCACCGCTCACCAATGGATTTAGACAATTCTTCCGGGATGACGAGCTGGACCCGAACGGTATGCCCCAGAATGTCGATCTGGAGCGGATTCAGGAACAGAAGCGTCGCCTGGTGAACCTCTTCTCCGAGCTGTATCATCGTTCGAGCGAACTGGGAATCAAGGATAAATCTTCCGAGGATGTCAACGGTGATGAGTTTCGCATCGCGCACCGCCTGATGCGTCTCATCGAAACTGCCGACGACGCTTACGAAATCATTTTCCGGTACGTCCGGTCATTTGAAAGAATCAACAGCCCGACAGTCGCCCCGATGGCTGGTGATATGGATTCTTCGCTTTTCCGTTGCAAGACGATGGATTCTCCAGACGAGGAGGATGATGCCAGCCCGTACCAGCGGCTGTTGCTGTACCTATTGAACAAGACGTATACCCAAAAAATGAAGCGGTACAAGGGTCAGTGTTGTAAGCAGATTGAGACGCCCGATGGCCACTTGACCCGCGCGTGGAAGCCGGTGATGGAGATTAAGGAGTTTGTGTATTTTTACACCCAAAAAGAGGACAAGTATGACATGTGGCGCAACCTGACGAGCAAGGGTGGTATCGTTCGGGACACGGTGACTCACCTGTCGATGTGTCGCGACATTCAGTTTCCCGAGATTCAGAAGAATCGCCACGTGTGGTCGTTCACGAACGGTATCTTTGCGGGTCGGGATTGGTCTCCGGAGGGACAAGTCTCACGATTTTACCGGTACGGTTCGCCAGAGATTGCGACGCTCGATCCGACGGTCGTGAGTTGCAAGTTTTTCGACCAGGAGTTCCCCGAGGAAATCATGGCTACCGAACGCTGGCAGGATATCAAAACGCCGGTTATTCAGTCGGTCATGGAGTACCAGCGCTTTTCAAAGGAGGTGATGGAGTGGATGTACGTGTTCATCGGGCGTCTGTGTTTCGACACGAACGACATGGATGCTTGGCAGGTGATTCCGTTTCTCAAGGGTATCGCCGGATCCGGCAAGTCGACCATCATCACCAAGGTGTGTAAGCGGTTCTACGACTCGGAGGATGTTCGTACGCTTTCAAACAACATCGAGAAGAAGTTTGGTCTGTGGTCGATTCACGACGGATTCATGTTCATCAGCCCCGAGGTCAAGGGTGACTTGGCGCTCGAACAGGCGGAGTTTCAATCGATGGTTTCGGGTGAGGATGTGTCCATCGCGCGCAAGAATGAAAAGGCGTTGAGCATGACGTGGAACGTGCCTGGTATCCTCGGCGGTAACGAGGTGCCGAGCTATCGCGACAACTCCGGATCGGTGCTTCGCCGTCTCGTGACGTGGAACTTTGCACGCCAGGTGGCGGAGCCAGATCCGCAGCTCGATGGTAAGCTCGAGGCGGAGATTCCGGCGATCCTGTGCAAGTGCGTTCGGGCCTACCTGGACTATGCAGGCAAGTATTCGAAGAAGGACATCTGGGGTGTTTTGCCAGCGTATTTCAAGACTGTACAGGCGCAGGTGGCGACGGT